TCAGCTCTCTTGCCTAGGTTTTGGAAATAACTTGACGGTGCGGCTGCAATAGCTGCTTGTTCAATAGCTGGTGACATGTTGTACCAATCACCCCCAGAGTCTAATAAACCAGCACTTGTTGCATAGGTAGCCACGGCTTGATAATACTCAGCTAAAGTTCCATCTAAATCCACATAGACTGTTGTTGTTCCAGGTGTGCAGTTATCTGTTAAAAATTTATCTAGAGTATCGTTAGGACTAAAAGAAAAATTATCATTATCTATTTTTGTTACAATGTGTCCTTGTGCAACATTTACATTATCAGCTGTAAGTCGTGATACTTGTGGATACTCAGGAAACTTTGCTTTTGCATCTCTAAATCTTACAACATCACCATTACTAAAACCATGACCGGGATCACTTACATTTACAATTATAGAATCTCTAGTTCCTGAAATAAAAGCATTGTTATTTAATAAATGTGGAACTGGTGGTTCTACTCTATCTGGTCTTGCATGTTGCAAACCTTGTGAGTCACCTTTTTGTACTTTTGGTTCTAGTTGTGGGTGCTTTTGTTCAAACTCAGACTCATGAACTAGTGACCCATTCCACTCTCTACGCATTTCTGTATATGGAAATTGCATACCGCTTCTGTCAGATATGGCTTTTGACTTTTTACCTGTAGCAAAATTAGACATTTGGATAATATGCCTGTGGAGTTATGAACGTACTAGAAGATGAACCGTCTTCTGCTAACGCTCTTTGCAATTCGTCTTCGTACAACAGTTTCATTTGTTGTACTAATTCTGGACTATTTTTTTGTGATAAATAGTAAGACAAACCTGCTAACATGCATGGCACAAATCTGTAAGGTACATCTGCTGTATTACTGTAAGCACCAGCATCCTGTATTCTTTTTACAAAATAAATAGCAAGATCTTTTGCTGCGTTGGTTGCATCAGGTGTTGGATATACAGTTAATAATGTGTGGTCTATAAATCTTTGCACATAATATTGTGATGGTGCACCTTTTGATAATTTATTAGATAAGCCAGAATATGTAGATCTATTTATTTTTGTAAGAGCAGAATCACTCTGTGTTGTTAGTGTTTTACTGCTTCTTAATGCTGCTTCTAAAATATCGTCAACACCATATATACCGTTTGTAGGTGCTGTGGTTGCACTTGTGCCATCATCAGAACTTCTGAAAAACTTGTACTCTGCTTGACCCTCAACTAGATCAACATTTGTCTTGTCTATTTCCCAATAATGTAGACCTCTATTGGCCCATTCTTGGAACATAATATTCAAAGAACGTCTTGCTGATTTTAATTGATAACCACTAACAGACCTAATACCTACGCGATCGTAGGCTTCCTGTATGATATCATCTATTGCAAAACCACTTTCAAAAGTAGTTGTACCTGATGTTGCCATCTAACCTCCTAGTTGAACGTTACTGTAACGCCACCAGTAGCTGTTAAGTCCAAAAATACACCTGTCTTAAATCTAATACCACTACCTGGTACATAAACCTCTAGTCCTTCTGTACCAAACTTAAAAGTATGTGCTGTACCTGCTGCAGAAGTTCCATCATATAAAACAACAGTTGAGCTTGCTGCTCCTGCTGCTTGTATAGAAGTTACTCTACAAGGTCCCGTTACTAATTGTCCGTCAGCTGCTAGATGCGCTGTTCTCTGATCAGATGTAAATGATCCACCACCTGCCATAATATTTTCCTCCTAAATTTGTGGGGCCGAAGCCCCACATTAATTAATCTTACGATTCTTTAGCAAAAACGCCTCTAACTGAAGTAACTGACCAGTTAGCTGTGCTATCTAAAGATGCAATTACAACAAAGTCACCTTGTCTAGAGGTAGCTTTTGTGTTGATTAAATCTTTATCATCTGTTGCAGAACCAGCGTACTGGATTCCGTCAGAAGCATTTGGACTGATAGTTAATGTGTTAGTGCCGTCTTCTGCAGCGTTTACAAATTTGAAAACAGCTCCAGTAGCAATTGCCGGTAAAGTAAATACAACTCCATCAGTTGCACTTACAAAAGTTTTCCCTGAGTCTGCAGCAGTGAGAGTGGTGTTTGAAGTTTTAGTTTCAATATTTACACCTTCTTTACCCTCTAGTACTGGACCTGAAAAAGTAGTTTTAGCCATGATATAATCCTCCTAGTTTCCGTTAATATAGTCTCTAGGCCGTCGACTGCGCGCGTCTATATTAACTATTTTATCGCAGTATTGTGACTATAAACTTTTAATATGTTATTTGCAAATAAAAAGGGCGGCCGAAGCCGCCCTCTAAATTGGTTTGTAACCTTACGATTACGCGCCTGGTGATCCGAATAGACCTCTAGGATCAGAGAAGCCGAAGCTGTATCTTTCCCTAGCTTTATATCTAACGTTACCAGTTTCAAAATCGCCTTCCATGGCAGTTTTGATTGGCGCACGAACCATGTGTTTCAGACCGTTAGGAACATCAGTCTTAATGAAGAACGCGTCGTCATCAGATAGGAAGTTGTTTACCACATATCCTTGTGGGATCATTCCTTTAGATGCCAATGCGTTGATGTCATTGTCAGCTGTTCCAACTCTGTTTGCAGATTTCATGATTCTCTCAGCTATAAATTGCTGTGAAGAGTGAATGATTAACTTCTGCCCTTTCGCTGCAATTTTTAAGCCACGCTCGTCAGTCATCTTAGCGATGTCAATGCAAGCTTGTTCTAGTGAAGTTTCACTAAGGTCAGCAGATGTTGCTAACTCGTTAGAGAAAGTTCCAGCGATTGTTGGGTGGTCAGTAGCTAAAAGAGCTTTACCGTCTCCACCTGCAGATGCGCCCGCAGTAAATGCGTTGTCTAGAATTGTAGCAGCTTTGACTTGCTTAGTTTGAGCCATAGATCTAGCTAGTGCTTTTGTATAACGAGTAGAGATCTTGTCATACAAGTTATCTTCAATCGCTTCTTCAGTGATTGCAAACGCGAGAGCAATTGTCTCGTGTTGATATCTTGCAGTGAAAGTCTCTTGCGCGTTGTCATAAGCAACTGCTGAACCTTCAGCCTTCACGTTAGCTTTGTCGAATCCTGATAACATTACTTCTTCCTCGAATGCTCGATCAGAATTTTCTGTATCAAAGATTTCTGCGTGTTGGTTCTCGTAGTTTTTATACTCAAGTCCGAATAAAGCATTCAGACCTGGCTCTAGCTCTTTAGCTAGTTGTTGTCTTGATATAGCCATTATTTATGTCCTCCTGCTATTACGCGTACAAGTGCTCATTAATTAGAACTTTGTAGACTGCGTTAGCTGAACCAATATCTGATCTACCAGTTTTTCCAGAAAAACCGATAATCATTAGATTGGCACCAGTACCGATGTCACTAGAATCTAATTCCATTGCACTTACACCTGTTGTTGTTGAGCCTGTGCCCACGACTACGTCTGCTGTTTGCATAACGTCAGTTTGTGCAGATGCACCATCACCTTGTACTTCGAATACTTGGTGTGGATCATCATATACAAATGCGTCAGCTACAGCTCCGTTTCCGCTTGCTGCAGACTGGTTTTTAAAAGTTGGTTTGTTAGTTGTTGCGTCATCGTATTTGCAACCCCAAAAAACACCAATGTTTGTCGTACCTGTTCCAGCTTGCTGGATATTGCCAGAGTCTGGCTGTACCATGTCGCCCTGGAAAATTGCATTAGCTTCGTTAGATGCAATTTTGTACTCATTGAGTTTTTGGTTAGCTCCTCCGCTGATACTTCCAACTGGGTTCAAACCAAATGCGGCGTCTAAATTTGCCATATGTTTGTCCTCCTTAAAGGTTGTTGTTTATATCAGTGGTCGAAATATCAAATGCTATTTCTTTGTACCACCAAAAGTTACACGAGTCTGTCGATCTTGATTGATCGGCATACTTGGGTGCTGTTCCTTCAAGACATCGTTATCTAAAGCTTCATTACGATCGGCAGTCATTTGATTATAATATGCCTCTCGTTGTTGAGCGAGCTCTTCGGGTATCCTTGCCAGCACAAGGCCACCAACTCCTATAACACCTGCATACTTACCTGAATCTACTGACGGGTAGTCATCGTTAGGATATTCGTCAGCTCTGACAAATTCCCAACCAGATCGAGTTTTACCGGAAATATTTTTTGAATCATCTTGACCCATACTTTCGGCTCTAATCCATCTGTGCCTATACCCATCTGGTGCAGGCGGTGCATCTAGTGCTGATGGTGGAGTCCATACTTTAGGCTTTTCTTGTTTAGCCCGAGTTTGACTCGCGCGGGAAGTTTTATTGTTTGTTTTCTTTTCCATATGCTTATACCTCCTTCGCGGCTAATTGTTTCGCATATTCTTCTAGCGGCACACCTAATCTTTTAGAAATAGCTACCTGTGATGGTGTGAGTTTCACAGTTTTTCTGCGTCCTTTTGCGGCCGGACGTTTAGCACTTGCAACAGTCTGGACCGGAGTCTCGACTGTAGATTCCTTATTTGTATCAAATTTATGCGGGAATTCAAGTCTAATTCGTTTATCCACCTCAGAATAATATTCGTCTGATTGTGGATCAAAGCCTTCTTCCTCAACAAGTCTTCGATGTATGTCAAATGCTGTATAAGTCATTGCATTATCAGTGCCAAACCAAGTGTTTTTAGCTGCCCAACTGTTCGCTTTTGGGTCAACTGGTGCTGCTTGCTGTATGTCTTGAGCTGTAGGCATTTCTTGTGCCATCTGCGCAATGTTCTCAGGTGCCGCGGTCCGCGCTGCTTGAACCCTTTCAGTCTGCTTCTGGATATTCTTTAGTCTAGCTTCTTCCATAGTCATCTGAGAGATAGTTCTTTGTGCTTCTATCTGACCGTCAACATCACCATCAGCAATAGCTTGCTTTAGTTTTGCTTTAGCAGAGTCTAATCCTGCTGTGACTTTTTGTTCTAACTCACTTGTATACTGACCGCCGAGCTCATCATATCTGTTCTTCATTCGATCAGCTTGAGTTTTTATTTGTTGGGCGTAAGTAATAGCTTCTTCTTTTTGCCTTTCAGCTTCACGCATTTTGCGTGTTAGTTTAGCTATTCTTTTTTGGACGCCTTCGCTGTAATCGTCAAGTTCACTTTTCTGAACAGCAGGCTGCTCAGCAGGTTCCTCAACTGCGTTATCGGACTGATTACTGTCTTCACTAACTTGTTCAACTTGTACCTCCTCTTCTTCTAATGATTGTTCTGGTGCTGGTGCATCCAAGTCAATTTCCGTGGCTTGCTCATCAGCATCACCTACGTCTATTCTTTCTTCATCTAGCATAGTTAATTCCTCCTATGAATTACATTGCGTGAATAAGGTCTTTTGGATCATCTATAGTTCCAAGTACCTCATCATCGTTTAACATTCTTATCTCACCACCATCAATCTCCATTCGTGATCCTGCATATCTTGCAAATATCACCCAATCTTTTTCCTTGCACCATGGACCTGTTGGATATCTCTCTTTGTCTCCATAACAAAGTGGTCCCATCTTCAAAACATAACCAACTTGTACAGCTGCTCGTGCTCTATCTAATGTTTCTTGTGCAATAATAATTCCACCCTTTGTTTCTTCTTTAACTTGAAAAGGCATAACAAGTATACGCCAACCCGTTGGGTCAGGTAATTTTTCTAAATTTGTTTGGCTAGGTTTATTTGTAGCTTCTTGGTCTTGTTTTTCGTATTTAGCTTCTAATGCGTGTGACGTTGTTTGGGTCATCTTTATCTGGCTCCTTTGGTTCTAGCAGGTTAGAGAGTTCCTGATTTATCATATTGTATTGTTCCGTGAAATATAATCTCTGCGACATCATAGTCAATAATGTTTGCTGTTTGTGGATATATAACCTCTAAATTCATCCATTTGGTTCCGTTACCAA